TACCTTTGCAGCGTCATCAAGTAATCCACCTCTTACAATTTCCTGTACGTCAAACTCAGAAAGCGCTTCTGCCTTAAAAGTAAAAGGCATGGAGTTTCCTACTTCGTTTACCGTAAGAGTTCCCCATGTTAAAGCCTGAGTCGTTTCGTGCATAGTATTGGTTTCAGTTAAGTTCCCACCAATAGTAGCTACGTTTGCAACTTTAAGCCAGTTTACTGACTGACCTCTCTGTTTCCCAAATGATTCTTTTACATCAACAAACTGCCTGAACTTAAATAACGGTTGTGCAGAACGCTGAAAGAACTGATTCAATTTGTTGTTGGTCAAAACACCTGAGTGATTTGTCCATAACATCTCGTTAGCCATTGTCTAATTCCTCCCTTTATCGGAAGATTAGACCGTTGCAGCTCCCTGCTTTCTTCGCATTTGCATATACTGGTCGTTCATTTCTTTTTGACTCAAACTATTCACATCTTTTACTTCAGGCATCTTTGGTTTTCCACCAGAGTTACCAGACAAGCCAGCTTTGAGCTTTCGCTCATTCCTTTCTTTCAAAAGGTCTTTCTTATCTTTGGTATCGAATACCTGTCGTATCTTTGGGTATATATGTTCCTTATAAATATTTTTCCAACCCTCAGGATTATCTACATCAAGAACTTTCTTCCCGTCTAAATATTCCTGTGCATCTGGTTGCTGTAGTATAAGGTCATAGATATGTTGCTTAACCTGTGGTGTAAATGCTTCAAACCCATCAAATCCTTCGTCTTTTAATTCGTCATGGACTTTCTTAGCTTTTTGATTAACTACTGCTTGATTTTTCTCAGCAGTTGATTGAGCGTTTCCATCTTCAATCACTTTTAATCTTGCCTCAAGTGCATCACCACGTTGTCTTTCTTTCTTTAGGGCAACATCATAATCTTCTATATACTCCTCATCATTAGAATCACTTTTTTCTTTCTTGGCTTCTAATGCTTCTTTAAGCCGTGACTCTAAATCAATAACTTTCGCTTGAGCCTCTTTACGTTTGCTTCTTTCTTCATGCAAAGCAGGGAGAGGTACAGTCTTCTCTTCTTGTTTAGTTTCTTTAGGAGCTTCTTCTTCCTTTTTAAACTCCTCTGTTTTTGGTTTATCTTCTTCTTTTACTTCTTCAGACTTTTCATCCTCCTTAGACTCTTCTGTAGTCTCTGCACGTTCTGTTTCTGCGTGTCGAGCATACATCTTTTCTCTTTCAGATAAATTGTCCGTATCTCCACTTACGTCAGGAGTCTCCGTTTTTGCTTCTTCTACTACTTCTGCCTCTTTTTCGGAAGAGACTTCCGTTGGCGCTGCTTCTTTCTTTTTGGGCATAAAACCTCCAATAGTTTTTCAAGTGTTTCGCTTGATGTTCCTGATAACGGTTCAGGATACCGATTAAAAGTTATTCTACCGACTGTATACATATTGTCAAGTTAAATTTTTAATTTCTTCTAAATCTTCAAACATTTCTCTTGCTGCGTCATCTTCATTCTTTAACCATGAACCTATGTTTGCAAATTCAAACTTGCATATTTCTATCTTTGCTTTTAACCTTTCTTCTTGTTTCATAGTTAAGTTTTTAACTGTAACTAATTCCATGATGGCTTTTTCAGCTACCATTTCAAAATACCACTTGAGAGACTTAAACTCTCCCATGTGTTGAAGCCTATCAAGGTCTTCTATTCTACCAGCCCTTCGTTGTAAGAACTCTTGGTCTGGTGATTTATTGGAGTTGCCCTGCTTGTCTTCCACCCTCTAATCCTATATTTGGTTGACCTGCACCAGCAAGGGCAGGATTAAGTCCACCTGCCTCTTGTTGAGGAGGAGGCGGTGCTACGGCAAAGAAAAAGTTCTGTACATCTTTAAATCCAAGTTTAGGCAATATCTCTTCCATAAACTTAGTTGTATCTATCATACGTACATCCTGTTGAGGTACAGCACCAGACTGTAATAAACCAGCCATAGCTTGATTAGACATATTGGCTCTATCCATAGCTAACATGGCTTGCTGTATTTCCATTTGTCTTCCAACAGCACCTAACCCAACATTAAGTTCTAAGTCAACTTCATTCCCTAAATCAAACATATCTATTCCTGTTGGATTTACGTCTCTAAAGTTTTCATTAGCAACTCTTAGTATTGTTTCGTTAGTCTCAAACTGTTGAATAAGATTCGCTAAAGTAGAGAAGAAGTCCATAAGAAACGTCTCTTTTACCATAGCTGCAAATAAATCTATCTTCGCATTGGACTCTGCTAAGTTTATCTGCGCCACTGTGGCTTTAGTTTCCTCTCCTCTACCTTCCTTTGAGGGTGTTACCCCTGACATTTCCTGCATCATAACATCATCAGCAGCAGCTTCAGCATATGCTGTTTGTGTAACATTATTAAAAGGTCTGTCAACTACTCCTGCTACATCATCTGCTAACGTAACTCCACCAGCCCTTGACCGTGTTAAAGATTGTAAGTCTACATTAGCAAACCTTGAGACAATAGTTCTTCCGTTTAATGCAAGGGAGACATTATCCTTCCTCTGGTTGAGATGAGCGTTCATAGATTCCTGAACACCTTCAAGTGGTTCGGGAAACCCTTCTCCCATAGCCTTGTGCGCTAAAGTGAGACATTGACCTAACACTACTGGATAACGCCTCCCATACACAGATTCCTCTGGTTCTCGCATTATCTTTTCATTTGAATACGAAGCAAAGAAGCATTTGCCATCTTCTTTATAGAATACTTCATACCACACATATCTATCCTCTGGTTTTACTATTTCGTTCTTATCTGCTCCTGTAAACTTTCCAGC